GCCTCTATTGCAGCTGGCGGTTACTTTGGTACATACGTAGATACAGATGCTACTGCTAGGAATGAGTATGAACTTATCCGTAGATATAGGGATATGGCTCTTCATCCAGAGGTGGATTCTGCTGTTGACGAAATAGTAAATGAATTTGTTGTAAGTGACAATAATGATTCTTGTGTGGATATCAATCTAGAAAATCTAGACATAGGTATGGGTATCAAGAAGAAAGTTCGTAGTGAGTTTGATTATATCAAAAGACTACTTAACTTTGATAATCGTGCTCATCAAATTATTCGTTCATGGTATATTGACGGACGAATTTTTTATCACAAAGTAATAGATCTAGATGATCCTAAGAAAGGTATTCTTGAATTGCGTTATGTTGATGCAATTAAAATGCGTAAGGTCAGACAAAAATTAGGAAAACTTGGTAGTCCAGGAGATGCTTCCTTAGCAAAGTCAGTTCAAGGAACTGCTCTAGAACATGAGTGGGGAAATTATATTGATTATTATTTGTACAACCCAAGAGGATATTTAAGGGGTGGTGCAATGGGACCAGTGGGAGACATGTCTAACTCCCAAGGAATTAAAATGGCAGTTGATTCAGTTGCTTTCTGTTCTTCTGGACTACAAGATTTAAACAAAAGAATGCACTTGAGCTTTATGCACAAGGCAATCAAATCACTTAATCAACTTAGAATGATTGAGGATGCTCTTGTTATCTACAGATTATCACGTGCTCCTGAACGTAGAATATTTTACATTGATGTAGGTAACTTACCTAAGATCAAAGCAGAACAATATCTTCGTGATGTTATGGCGAGGTATCGTAACAAGTTAGTTTACGATGCATCTACTGGTGAGATTCGTGATGACAAAAAGCACATGAGTATGCTTGAGGATTTTTGGTTACCTCGTAGAGAGGGTGGTCGTGGAACTGAGATCACCACCTTGCCTGGTGGACAAAACCTAGGAGAACTCAAGGATGTTGAGTACTTTAAAAAGAAGCTTTATAATTCTCTCAACCTTCCTCCTTCCCGTCTCACAGACGACAACAAAGGATTTAACCTCGGAAAGACAACAGAAGTATTACGTGACGAACTTAAGTTTACAAAGTTCATTGGAAGAATGCGTAAAAGATTTGGAGAGTTATTCCACGACATTCTCAAGACGCAACTTATTCTTAAGGGAGTAATTTCTCCTGAAGATTGGGATGACATGAAGGAGCATATTCAATATGACTTCCTCTTTGATAATCATTTCAATGAGTTAAAAGAGAAAGAATTGATGTTGCAACGTGTCAATCTTGCAACTCAAATGGATGCGTTTGTTGGTAAGTACTTTTCTATTGAATATATCCGCAAGCAAATTCTTGAACAATCTGAAACAGAATATAGAGATATTGATAAGCAAATGCAGAATGAGATTGATAAAGGTCTAGCACTTGATCCTATTGATGTCACTCAAATGGATATGATGGATCGCCAGAACATGGCATTCCAACCAGAAATTCAAAGTCAGCAAGCACTAGATCAATCAGATCGTGATCAAGCATCTGCTGATGACGCACATCAAAAGCAGTTGCAAATGATGAAAGCTCAACCTAAACCTACAAGTAATACTAAATAATTTATTATGACCGAAAATAATACTACTGATCAGGCAAATCCTGATGCTGAAGTGATGAACGTTGTTAACTCTATTGCAGATAGTCAACGTGCAAAAGCAATTGATGCTTTGCAAGATATGTTATATGCAAAATCAAGTGATGCTATAGCTGATTACAAAAAAATTGTAGCTAATACACTTTTTGATGAACCAGTAGAAGATAAACCAGAGGAACCATCCAATGAAACTGATAACTGAAACAATTGAAAATGTAGAAGTCATCACCGAAGGTAAAGGTGCTGATAAAAGAATGTATATTGAAGGTGTATTCCTTCAATCTGAATTAAAGAATCGCAATGGACGTATGTATCCATTCTCAGTTCTTGAAAAAGAAGTCAGTCGTTACAATGAGGAGTATGTTAAAACATCACGTGCTCTTGGGGAGTTAGGTCATCCTGATGGTCCTACTGTTAACCTTGACCGTGTTTCTCACAGGATTACCTCTCTTAGAGCTGAAGGAAACAACTTCATTGGAAAAGCACAAATCCTAGATACCCCTATGGGTAAAATTGCATCTTCTCTTTTAGGTGAAGGAGTAAAACTAGGTGTTTCATCCAGAGGCATGGGTAGTATTGATAGGCGTGAAGACTGTAACGTAGTTATGGATGACTTCATGCTTGCAACCGCAGCAGATATTGTTGCTGATCCTTCCGCACCCGATGCTTTTGTTAATGGTATCATGGAAGGTAAGGAGTGGGCTTGGGATAATGGCATACTTAAGGAAACTAAAGTTGCTAAATACCAACGTTATATAGATTCTGCTACACGCAGAAACTTAGAGGAGAGGACACTTAACGTGTTCAACGACTTCCTCACAGGTTTATGATTCTATAAATAAACTATAGATTAACACAGTAATTCTACGGGAAGACTTAAAATGTCAGATGTATTAAAAGAGAAGTTTGAGGAATTCGCTACCGAGCAGAAGGACGTTCTCAAAGAATATCAAGATCCTATGCCAACAGTTAACGCAACTGTTGTACCTGCTACGGGATCAGATCCTTCGGCTGTCTCTGGTGACCCACAACAAGGCACAAGCGGAAAAGATGAACCATCAGGTTCTTCTCCAACCGTTCCACCTTCAGTTGCTAATGGACAATCAGTAACAGATTTGGGTGGATCCCAGTCAGCACCTCTTCATTCTAATAAGGAAGAAGGTGAAGACAATCCTGGTGCTAAGGCAGCAGCTCCTGTCTCACAAGACGGTAGTGCTACTTCAACTTCAGGTAAGCCTGGCGATGAAGCTGGTGCTAACACATTAGGTACTGAAATTGCATACGGAACCTCTAAAGGTCCAGATGTACAGTATCCAATCAAACCATCGTTTGAATCCGTAGATGTATCTGACGATGTTAAAGCCCTCCTTGAGGGAACCGAACTCTCTGAAGAGTTTGCCGAGAAAGCAAAGACCATCTTTGAAGGTGCTGTCAAGGCAAAACTTGCGGAAGAGCATGACAAGATTGTAGAACATTTTGCCAAAGAAACTTTAGAAAAGATTGAAGTTGCGAAAGCAGATCTTTCTGAAGACGTTAATGGTACAGTGAACTACGCTGTGACTCAATGGCTAGAGGAAAACCAACTCGCTGTTGATCATGGTATAAAGAATGAGATTACTGAAGACTTTATGATAGGTCTTAAGAATCTCTTTGAAGAGCACTATATCTCTATCCCTGAAGAAAAAGTTGAGGTGGTAGAAGGTATGGCTGCATCTATTCGTGAGATGGAAGAACGCCTTGACGAACAGGTCAAAGCTAATGTGAAACTTCAAGCCCGTCTAAATGAGACTGCAAAACTAAACGTTCTGGCATCCGTGTCAGAAGGATTGGCAGATACTCAGAAAGACAAACTCAGCAAGCTTGCTGAAGCAGTTGAGTTCGTATCCGAGGAAGACTACACCAAGAAGGTAACAACCTTCAAGGAAGCATATTTCTCAGAAAAGAAAACTGCAATTGCAACTTCAGAAGTTGCTGATGAAACCCCAGTTGACGGAGTAGAAGCACCAAGTACAAATCCAGCAATGGATGCGTATACTGCTGCACTTGCTCGCTGGAAATAGATAATAATTAACTTACTTTTAAAAAAGAGAGATTAAACAAATGTTTAACGCTAAAGCTCTGACAGAAAAGTGGTCACCTGTTCTGAACCATGAAGGCACTGCTGCCATCAAGGATAACTACAAGAAAAGTGTTACTGCTGTACTGTTAGAAAACCAAGAACGTTTCATCCGTGAAGAACGTGGAATGTTACAAGAAGCAGGTGGTTCTGCTGGAAACTCCGTTGGTGCTATTGGATCCAATGCACTTAGTGGTAGTGGACTAGATACAAAAACTGGTGGACTTGCTGGATTTGACCCTGTTCTTATCAGCTTGATCCGTCGTGCAATGCCTAACTTAGTTGCATATGATATCTGCGGCGTTCAGCCAATGAGTGGTCCTACTGGACTTATCTTCGCAATGAAGGCTCATTACGAAGGTCGTGGTGGAGACGAAGCTCTGTTTAACGAAGCGGATTCTAACTACTCTGCTGGATCAGATGCTACTGCTAACGCATACACACCTGGAACAGATGCTACTGAAGGTACTAATCCAGGACTTCTTAACGACTCTACTCCAGGAACATACGAGCGTGGCGTTAAGCCAATGGCACGTAACGTTGCTGAAGGTTTAGGAGAAGCAGGAACATTGTTCCGTGAGATGTCATTCAGCATTGAGAAGACTGCTGTGACTGCACAGTCCAGAGCTCTCAAAGCAGAGTACACCTTGGAACTTGCACAGGACTTGAAAGCAATTCATGGTCTTGATGCAGAGCAGGAACTTGCTAACATCTTGTCTAGTGAGATCCTTGCTGAAATCAACCGTGAAGTTGTTCGTACTGTGTACACCATCGCTAAGCCTGGTGCTCAGAACAACGTTGCCAACGCTGGTGTCTTTGACCTAGACGTTGACAGTAATGGTCGTTGGTCTGTTGAGAAATTCAAAGGACTGATGTTCCAAGTTGAAAGAGACGCTAACGCAATCGCACAGCAAACTCGTAGAGGAAAAGGGAACTTCATCATCACTTCTGCTGATGTTGCTAGTGCTCTTGCTATGAGTGGTACTCTTGATTACACTTCTGGTTTAACTGGTGCTGGTGGTCCTTCCATCGGTGATGTTGATGACACAGGTAATCTACTTGTTGGTACAATTAACGGACGCATTAAGGTCTTTGTTGATCCTTACTCTGCTAACGTTGCTGACAAGCACTACTATGTTGTTGGTTATAAGGGTTCATCTCCTTATGATGCAGGACTATTCTATTGCCCATATGTACCCCTACAAATGGTCAGATCAATAGGTCCAGACACCTTCCAGCCCAAGATTGGATTTAAGACACGTTACGGTATGGTTGCTAACCCATTCGTTACTGCTGCTAACGGCACACCTGATGCTGAAGCACTTACAGCGAATAGAAACCAGTACTACAGACGTGTACAGGTTGCTAACCTTATGTGATTCATTCACAACATATCTCAGAAAGGGAACCTTCGGGTTCCCTTTTTTTGTTAAATAGATTATAATGTCTTATAAGAGTCTAATTAATTATGAAAGGTAGATTATCAAAAGTTGACATGGAATCAAGGCTATTAAAGATGAAACGGGATTTAGACAATCAATCGTGGCATAGAGATTGGAGTGAGAAAGATAGGTGTGCTGGTCAACATGTACTAAATAGTGTATTGGACATACTAGAAGAATATACCTACTAATGTTAGAGAAGATACTACTCTTTGCTTCACCTGTAGTATCTGCCGCTACCATTGCTTCAGTTATTGCTTATAAAAGTTGGAAGAAAAGAAAACCACCAAAGATAAACATCACGTGGGACGATGAAGAAGATGATGATGATTACAGTGGTGGTCCTGGCGAAGGACCATACTGGTGGTATACTAAATAGTAATATCTTGGGGAGTTGACATGGCTGCC